GTTGGGGGCAGTATTATCGTCCATATGGTATTGACGCTCCTGCAGGTTCCTCAACCTCTAGTACGTCTACTGCAACGGCAGCGCCAGCTACCCCAGCACCTGCTCCGGCAGCAACTCCTTCACCAATTGCAGAGGCTCCTACTCCTGCTCCACAAGTTGAAACAGTGGCAGCACCAGCAGCGGCGCCTGAAGGTGAAAGCAAGCGGGCAGAAGACATCCTAGCGATGATCCGTAACCGCCAATCATAAGGCACAGAGGGCGGCAGCAATGTCGCCCTCACTTTAATAGATAGATAAATTCATGTTAATTGTAGGCGGAGATAGTTTTTGTAATTGGCCACTGGAAGAATTGGATGGTCACCGGCAAAACTGTTGGCCTGCACTACTGGCTAAAGATTTAAACTTAGAACTTAAAGATTTTAGTAGAGCAGGATGTAGTAATGACCGTATATTTAGGTATGTTTTGCCAAATATATCAGAGAGCTCTACATTAGTAGTAGTACTTTGGTCTAATACTAACCGTTATGAATTTACTAATCCGCAAACAAGTAAAATTATAACAGTTTGGCCCAAAAAAGATAGATATGTCTTACAAGATTGGTATCTTAACTACTGTAGGACTTTATTATATTCATTAAGTATATCAAATACATGCAAATTGATGAATGTACCCTGTGTGCAAAGGTTTGTTTTTTCACATGATTGTTGGTGGGATGGGTCGATAAAAACATTTAAACAGCAACTAAGAGATAATCTACTATTTGACAATTTATCAGATGATATGTTACAGGAACGTTTTGATTATTTAAAATCTTTACATACTATGATCAATAGTATACAATTAAATGAATCAATACAAACCTTTGCAGAAACGTCAGTAGAATGGGAAAGCCATCCAACTAGACGCGGACACAAACAAATTAAAAACAAAATTATGGAGGACATAAATGGCAAAGCCTTTTGATGTAAGTAAATTTAGAAAAGACATTACAAAAAGCATTGATGGACTAAGCATCGGATTTCACGATCCCACAGATTGGATCAGCACAGGAAGTTATGCACTTAACTACCTTATTAGTGGAGACTTTTATCGTGGTGTGCCCATGGGCAAAGTTACAGTGTTTGCTGGTGAATCAGGTGCAGGCAAGAGTTACTTTGCTAGTGGTAATATTATTAGAGCTGCACAGGAACAAGGTATCTTTGTTGTAGTGATTGATAGTGAGAACGCACTAGACGAAAGCTGGCTACATGCACTTGGTGTTGACACAGATGAAAGCAAACTGCTTAAACTAAGCATGAGCATGATTGATGATGTTGCTAAAACATTCAGCACCTTTATGGCAGATTACAAAGCAATGGCAGAAGAAGATCGTCCAAAAGTACTGTTTGTACTTGACAGTTTGGGAATGATGATGACACCTACAGATGTTGACCAGTTTAACAAAGGCGACATGAAAGGTGACATGGGACGTAAACCTAAAGCACTAACTAGTCTTGTGCGTAACACAGTTAACATGATTGGTAGTTACAATGTAGGTATGGTGTGTACTAACCATACATATGCTTCGCAGGATATGTTTGATCCAGATGACAAGATCAGTGGCGGACAAGGCTTTATCTATGCAAGTAGTATTGTTATTGCAATGCGTAAACTAAAGCTCAAAGAAGATTTAGATGGCAACAAAACTACTACTGTAAATGGTATCCGTGCAGCATGTAAAGTTATGAAAACACGCTATAGTAAGCCATTTGAAGCAGTGCAGGTTAAGATTCCATATGAAACAGGCATGGATCCTTACAGTGGATTACTTGACATGTTTGAAGCAAAAGGTATGCTTACAAAGCAAGGCAATCGACTAAAGTATACAACTACCGCTGGTGAAGAAATGTTAGAGTTCCGTAAAGGCTGGACAGGTGATAAACTTCAAGTTATCATGGATGACATTAGTAATGAAGATGGACTAAGTATTGATGATGTTGCAGAAGGCGCAGCACTAGCAGTAGATGGACATGGTGATGTACATGAAGCTATTGATCCAGAAACAGGCGAAGTATTAGAAGAGAATGAATAATAGCAAAGAAACATTTTGTGTTGCTCCGTGGTTTCAGATTCGAAATTCTAATGACATGTCTAAAAGTGTTTGTTGTGCTATATCTAATAAGATTATAGAAAATATGCCCAGTCAATCAATGAGTTCTTTGGAGTATTTAAATTCTAAGCCAATATTGGATTTAAAAAAAGATCTTTCAAACGGAGTAAAATCAGAACATTGTAGTCAGTGTTGGATCAATGAAAAAAATGGCATAACAAGTCTTAGGCGGCAATTGAACTCGTTATTATCATTTCAAAAAGATTTCAATAGTTCAAATTGGATGGATGTATACTTCGACAAAAAAAATGACTTTAATAGTGATATAATTCTGGCCGCGGATATTAGAGTAGGAAATACTTGTAACTATGCTTGTGTTATGTGCAACCCTGAGGATAGCTCGTTGATCTATGCAAATTGGATGTCCGACATAGATCATCCAATTGTTCAATCTAAACTTGCAACAGATCCCGATTATTTGCAGCGAGTAAAGAGTTTTTCATTCAAAAATAAGAAGTATATTGAGTATTTAAATGATATTATAGAAAATAATAAGCACATTAGATTTTTAAAATTTCTAGGCGGAGAACCATTCTTAGATAAGTTTTTGATGGATAAGTTGCGTGAACTTCCTGCTAGTAAAAAAAAGAAATTAAGTTTAATCTTTGTAACAAATGCTAGTAAAAATTTTTCAGATATTATTGACTCTCTAGGTGATTTCAAGTATATTCAATGTAGTGTTAGTCTAGAAGGAATAGGCGAAGTGCAAGAATGGGCTAGATCTGGATCGGAATGGAATGAAGTTGAACAAAATGTTCTTAAGGCTGTTAAAAATCCAAAAATAGATATGACAGTGTTATATACATTTCAAACAGCAACAGTACTAGGTTTTGCTGATCTTGCAAAATGGTGTCAAAACAACAACATAAAATTGGGTGCTAACATAGTATACAATCCTCAATGCCTTAGTATAAAAACGTTGCCTGATAATATAAAGAAAAATCTATTAACAGATATAGTAAATAACAAAAATATTATTAACGACATTGAAACTAGTTACGAAGATTTATTAGTAAAAGTTAATGATTTAGAATATGACCCATCTTTGCGTGATGATTTTTTTGCGTATATTGAATGGTATGAAACTAACAAAAATATTAAAAAATTGAAAAATATTTTTCCGGAACTGTATAGGTAAAAAAATGAGTGATGTTGAAGTTGTAATTGACGCTTATAAAATTCTTAAAGAATATATCCCAGCAAAGGATAGACAGTTAGCAAGCGATCATTTTGTAGAAGATATGCAAGAAATTCTTGACGAACAAGATTTGTTTAAACTTGGTGGTGTAGACAAATATCTCAAAGCAAGTGTAAAAGATTTGCTTGGAGAAGAGGACTTCGAACTCGAAGAAGATGAGTATTGAGCCAATACTACAACAGAGTTGTTAACGACTTAGGTGCTATTCCAAGTTTCATTAACTTTTATGAAAGTGAACTGGAAGAAGCAAAGCGTGAGTGTCATGTTAAAGGTATTGTAGAACGTAATATCACTGCATTACCAGGTATTACTGAGCATCGTTTCAATCAACTACAAGAGATTGAAGCGGTGCTTAACTACCTCAACATACAACTACGCAAGATCAGACGCAAGCACTTTCAAAAGTATTTAGAAGGATATGCCCGTGCTTTAACAAGTCGCGATGCAGAAAAGTATGTAGATGGCGAAGATGAAGTTATTGACTTTGAAACTATTATCAACGAAGTGGCACTGTTGCGTAACAGATGGCTAGGCATTATGAAAGGCTTGGACACTAAGCAATGGCAGATGGGACATGTTGTTCGTTTACGCACAGCAGGTATGGAAGATATTAGAATTGACTAACATGACACTAGGCGAACAAACGCTGGAGTTTCTCAATCAGTTTGATGACTTTAAGCGCAGTATTAAACACATGGCTGATCTGGGATGCGGCAATGGGTCGCATTTAGAGTATTGGGCAAACATGCGTGATATCAACGAAGATGGTGAGCCAGGCAGATACCTGGATATTGCATGTCACGGCATTGATTTAAACTGCGAACATATTAAACCTCAGCGGCACAACATTGACTACAAGAACCATGACCTTAACACTGATACTCCTATGCTAAGTGTAAAAGTGGATGTTGTTTGGTGCCATGATGTTATGCAGTATATTTACAGTCCACTAGAGTTTCTAGGGCGTGTCAATCGTGCAATGACCATGGGAGGCATGCTTTACTTGAATGTACCCAGCACAGTGAATGTGCTGCAGCATAGATTTCAGCACTACACACCTGCACAACACTACAATACATTTACTGTAACACAAATACTTTATCTGCTTGCACTAAATGGATTTGATGTTAAAGACTACTATTTGCAAAAACGCAAGTTTGAGGACATTATACAAGTAGTTGTGTATAAAGAAAGAG